ATTGACAATGCGATGATTTGGGGCATTCTGGCCAAAGAAGACCACTACCTGCTTTACGGCACCGGTTTGAACGGCGAGATCGAGGGCTTCATGGTAAACGGCAACGTCCAGGACATTGGCCACAAAGCGACTGGTAAAACGGAGCTTGACCATCTGCGCCGCTCTATCGCCCTGGCAAGGGTAGCCGAGTATCCGGTAAACGCCATTCTCCTGCACCCGAACAACTGGGCTGATATCGAACTGCTCAAGGGCACCGATGACCGGTATCTGTGGGTGAACGTCAACGACGGCGGTATTCCGCGTATCTGGCGGGTGCCGATCTTCGAGAACACGGCGATCACGGAAGACGATTTCCTTGTCGGCAACTTCCAGCTCGGCTGCAATATGTGGGAAGACGAATCGGCCAACATCCGTATCGCCGAACAGCATGCTGACCTGTTCATCAAGAACGGTGTGGTGATCCTCGGTGAAGAGCGGGTGACGCTGACCATCGAAAGGCCCCAGGCGTTCGTGAAAGGCTCGTTTGCCCCGGCAGCGTAAGGGAATCCCTTTTTCATGGCGGAGGGTTCGCTGGTGGTTTAAGTCCTCCTTTTCCACTGGCGGACCCTTTTATAAAAAAAGAAGCATGAGTGAAAAAAAATGGCCCCGAAGTAAATCATGGCGACATCAGTAAAAACATCAGAGCAGCTCGAAAGTCCGGTAACGGTTCAGGAGCTGGCCGACTGGATCGGGGTTGAAAGTGCCGATACGGTCCTTGCCGGGATCCTCAATACAGCGACGGGGCTGGTAATAGCCTTTCTCCAGAGGGATTTGATGACGCGGGAATGGGTGGCGACGGTTGACTCGATGCCGCTGATTGGTGGTGATGCTTACGGTTTGAGCGCACATCCCCGGTTCAATCGGGGCGTGGTGTTGCCGTATGGCGTGACGCAGGTTACTTCGGTCAAGGCTGAAGGGGTAGAGCTTGAGAACGGCACGGATTACGAAGTTGATTTGACGACCGGCTGCGTGTACCTGAAGACGTTTTTCAAGTACGACATCTCCATCACCTACAAGGCAGGGTTTGGCGAAGAAGAAACGGACGTGCCGGAAGAGATCAAGACCGGTATCAAGATGCTGGCTTCCTGGCTCTACGACAACCGGGGCGGGGTTCCTGCGGGGAGTCCTTCGGCAATCGTTGCTTCCGGTGCAAAGGACGTGATTTATCCCTTCAGGATCGAAGTGCTATGAAGTGCAGTGACCTTCATTCCGGGCTGTTACGGCATAGCGTGACGTTCAGGAAGAAAGTTCTTTCAAAAGATGCGTTGGGCGGTATCAATGGTTCCCAGGCTATAACGGTGGCGACGGTTCGCGCGAAAGTGATCCCGGTTGGTTCGAGAGAATCCTTCAAGCACGGAAAGTTGAATGCAACGGTTTCCCATGTGATCTATTGCCGGTTCAGGGATGACGTGCAGGCTGACATGACAGCGGTGTATGGCGGACGAGAGCTGCAAATCAGAGGAGTTCTTGACCTGGAGGAGAAGCATCGGTGGCTTGAGATAACCTGCGAAGATGGGGTTGCAACATGAAGGCAAGAATTTCGGTCGAACATATCGATGAGATCAGGGCGAAGTTTCAGTCTATGGCCGATTCCCTCGGGCCAACTCTCTTCAAAGCCTATTTGAAAGGAGCCGTCAAAGTCCAGAACGAGGCGAGAAAGAGCATACAGCAGGGCGGACGGTCAGGAAGGATTTATCGGAAGAATAGAGGCAAGCATCATCAGGCGGCTGGACCGGGTGAGCCCCCGAAAACTGACAGTGGCGTTATGGTCTCTTCGATTGCGATAGAGCCGGAAGAGAATTGGGTCCTGGTCGGATCGGGCCTGAAGTATGCAAAGGCGCAGGAGTTTGGAACGTCGAACATGCCGGCACATCCCTGGCTTGTTCCGTCACTCGAAAAGAACCGGAGAGAGATCGAAGAGGAGATTCAGAAGGCAACGATAAGGGCGGTCAAATGACTCCGCAGTTACAGGAAACCATCTATGAGGTGTTGAGTGCCGGAGTGACGGCAGACGTGTACGATTATGTGCCGGATGGAGCAGCCGTTCCTTACGTCAGGATCGGAGAAGAAACCTGTATCGAGTGGGACACGGACGATGCGAACGGCTTTGAGGTAACGGTGACGGTGCATTCCTGGTCGAGATATGCGGGGATGCTTGAGCTGAAGAACATGATGATGGAGGTTTACCGGGTACTGCATAATCAGCCGCTTGTCGTTGAAGGATACCATGTTGTGTTGTGTCGGCAGGAGTACAGCGATTCGATGACTGAAGATGACGGCCTTACCCGCCATGGAGTTCAGCGGTTCCGGGTTTTGATGCACGAATACGAAACATCCACATAACGAAAAAAACAGGAGAAGCGATGCCTGGATTGGATAAGGGAGCAAACGGCAGGGATGCCGTTCTCAAGATAGACTCGGCCGAGTGCGGTACGGCAAAGGCCGGTGTCAAGGTGAAAAACCTCACCATCAATAACGAGCCGGTTGACGTGACGTCGGACGATGATTCCGGCTGGCAGACGTTCCTCGATGAGCCGGGGCAGAAAAGCGTGGAATGCCAGGTTCAGGGCGTGATGAAAAACACCACCTTTGCCGCGAAAGCTTCGTCCACATCGAACATCAAGGCATCTGTCGAGCTGAGTATTGCCAGTATCGGCGCATGGGCCGGTGATTTCATCATTTCGAACTTCAAGCTCGGGGCGAACTACAAGGAGAGCATCACGTTCGAGTGCACCCTGAAATCGAGTGGCGAAGTAACCTTTACCGCTGCAACATAATGGCCCCGATTTACAAAACGGTTCCCGTCGAGCATAACGGGGAGACGCGGCAGGTGAAACTCAGTTTTGACCTGGTCAATGAGATCGAGCTGGCGGTAGGGTCCATTTACCACGAACTGATGATGCTGAATGACAACAAGCCAAGGCCTACGCAGTACGTGAAAATGCTGTGGCCGGTTTATCGGGAGGCCGGATTCAAGCTCACTCGGGAGGACGTGCATTTCATCGTCAGTACGTCGAAAGATCATGCGTACATGAAAATCGTCGAGAGCATCCTGAATTGTGCACTTCCTTTCCAGGAAGATGTGGTATTACCGGCAACGATTGAGGAAAAGAAAGGTGGTAAAAAAAAATAGCAGACGGTGGTGATGACGGGGATATTCCATGGGCTGAATACTACAAGATTGCCGTCGGCATGTGGAGTATTCAGCCCTCCGAGTTTTGGCGCATGTGTCCCGAGGAATGGTGGTGGATTTATCGTGCGAAGGTTCCCCAGACGGAAATGATGACGGAAGAAGACAAGGAAAGGCTCTATAACCTCATTGAGGACGAGGAATGTCAACAGTAGGCGAGATCAATGTCAGGATTGGCGGCGATAACAGTGAACTGAAATCGAAACTCAAAGAGTCGGGCGCTCTTGTTGAGACGTTCGGCAACCAGATGGCTACGGTTGCTTCTGCTTTCGCTGCAATCGGCATCGGTATTGGTGCGGCTCAAGTTGTCGGTTTCCTCAAGGATTGCATCACCTTGGGCGGAGAAGCAGAACGTGCAGGCCAGAGGCTTGAGTCCGTTTTGAAGGCAACCGGCAATGCCGCAGGGTTTACTGCTGAAGAGCTTTCCAAATATGCTTCGGAGCTTCAGAAGGCAACGGCGTTCGACGATGACGATATCAAGTCAATGATGGCGGTACTCGGGACGTTCAGAAACATTGCAGGTCCCACATTCAAGGAAGCGACTGAGGCAGCTTTGAACATGAGCGTCATTCTCGGCCAAGACCTCAAGAGTTCAGCACTTCAGCTCGGGAAAGCGTTGAATGATCCCATCATTGGCATTACTGCGCTTCAGCGTGTCGGCATACAGTTTACCGATGCACAGAAGGACGTGGTCAAATCGCTTTGGGAAACAGGACAAGCTGCCGAAGCTCAGGCAATCATTCTCCAGGAGGTCCGTCAGGAGATGGGAGGGGCGGCCCGGGATGAAGCGAAAACGCTTTCCGGTCAGATGCAGCAGCTTTCCGTCGATTATGGAAATCTCAAGGAAGATATAGGGCAGGTGATCAGCAAGTTCATCGAGGAGAAAGGTGTTATCGATGACCTGAAGACTACTATTCGTGCTTTTTCCCGTCTGATGAAGGAGGATAGTCGGGATATAGCCATAGCGCTTGATGCTATCGGGAGGTCTGTCAGATTCGTTGCCTCGATGGTATGGGGGCTGAATAATGCACTTGATGCATATGAGACACAGCTTAAGCGGTTCAAGCAGGCTGAATTGGTTGAGAACATCCAGAAAACGGTAGGAAATTTTAGTGGTTCAGGTGAGACCACAAAAATGTTGACCGCTGAAAGTCTTGGTGTCATGCCAACAGCGGCAGGTGGTGGTAGTGGCAGCGGATCGGGTAGTGGGAAGAGCAAGGCGCAGATAGAGGCTGAATCGATTGCAAAATCGTTTGAGCAACTGAGAAAGAACCTTCAGGATGAGCTTGAGGCCGAAACGGAGCGGTATGAAAAGGGGAAGCAACTGATCATTGCTTTCTACAAGGACAAGGGGAAACTGACAGGTGAAGCAAACGCCATAATGCTCAAATTCGAGCAGGATCATAAAAAGAAGCTCGATGAAATCAACGGCGTTCCCGCCATGAAAAAAGAGCTTGAGGAGCTGAGAAACCACTTCAAGACGAAAAGAGAACTTGAGCTTGACCGGTTCAAGGAGAAAATGGCCGATCTCGAAAAATGGAGGAAACTGGACATTGCTTCGCAGCTTGAGTTCGATGAGCTGAAAGAGAAGCTCGAAAAGGAGCATCAGGACAAGCTTAATGCCATTGACAAAGAAGGATGGACAGAGCGGCAGAAGTTCCTGAACATGAGCTTGCAGGAACAGGTAAAAGATGTGCTTGGAACATTGACGACGATCACTTCTGGAGTGGCTCAGCATAACAAGACCATGTTTGAAATCAACAAGGTTGCAGGTATTGCGAATGCACTCATCAACACATATGAAGCCTATACAAAGACCCTTGCGAAGTATCCGGGGCCATTAGGTGTCGCGCTTGCAGCGACAACTCTAGCCGCCGGGCTTGCTCAGGTTATGGCCATTTCTCGAACAAGTTTTAATGGCGGCGGGGCAGGTTCAGCGCCTTCGGTAGCAGGAACGACGGCGGCGACTCCAGTTTCCGACGTATCTGGTGGAGCATCAAAGTCTGTCACGATCTACGGGCTGAACCCGAACAACCTCTATACCGGCCAGCAGGTGGCAGAGCTATTGAATGAATTCATCGCTGACGGCGGAACCGTCAATATCCGATGAGTACGGCACTTCAGCAGCATATCGGTTACGACAACAAAGTGACCATCTATAACATCGCGGCGGACAGCGAACAGGCGGCGTTTCCAGCGATAAACCTGGCTTACCCGGAAACAACGAGCCGATGGAAAAGCGATGACTCGAGTTCGGTTCAGTACGTGATGGTGACGCTCGGCGGCAAGGCTGTTGATTATATCGGCCTTGCCGGGCACAACTTCGGGACTGGGGGCTGTGCGCTGTTGGTTCAGGGGCAGGCGATCCAGGGCGGGGCATGGGCTGATATTGTCGCATCCTTCAGCCCTTCGAATGATAAGCCGATTCTGAAGACGTTTGCCAGTGTCTCTTACTACGCGGTTCGCCTGAAGATTACTCCGGCAGGTACGAAACCGGTATTGGCGGTGCTGTACGTCGGGAAAATCATGCTCTTGCCGAGGAACACCTACGTTGGCCACACTCCCATCCCATACGGCCGGACTGTTGAAGCGGTCAGTGGGTTTTCAGAGTCCGGGCAGTTCCTGGGCCGGATCGTCAGGGGGACAACGTACCGGACGGCGGTGAGCGTGAAGAACATCACGCCTGCTTGGTATCGGCAGACGTTCGAGGGGTTCGTCGCTGCTTCAGCTACGGCTCCATTTTTCTATGCGTGGCGGCTGACAGACTACGCTCTGGAGATTGGTTACTGTTGGATAAAAGGCGGAGTTCCTCAACCACAGAACAGTGGTCCGGGTGCTTTCATGGCGGTTTCATTTGACATCGAGGGCATCGCATGAAGGCCGTTACCTACATCGAGATTGACGTTCCGATCTGTTCGAGGAGCTTTGGTAATGCTCCCTGTGCAGCGCAATATGCGGCGGAGAATATCGTTTACCTCAGGAGCTTCGATGATGAAGGTTCGGATTTCGGGGCAACCATAGACGATGAGGGCCTGCTTTCGGCATACGTCGGCTGTGATGATGAAGGGTTCCTGAACGGCGGCGGAGAGTGCTACAAGACCATTGCGACGTGTCAGGACACGGAGAACTATTCCGGCACGACGGTAACGCTTCGATTCGCTTATGCCGATGCGGACGACAAGGGGGCCGTGGATGCAATTCCTTCGATCTCTTCGGTATCCTTCCGGCCCCAGCAGGTTTCGCTCGGGGAAAATCTCGGTGTCCGGGCTTCGCTGACCGTGACGTTTGTTGATCACCGTTGGCCGGAAACGCACAATGCCGGGGACCCCTACTGGTTGGCCAGGGGATATGATCCGTATTCAATCGGGACGTTTTGGGGGAAGTTTCGGGCGAGATACAAATACATGCAGGGCGCCGTTATCCGATATATCGTCGGTATCGAAGGGCAGGCCCTCTCTCAGATGGAAACCAGGTCTTTCGTGATCGAGAAGATCAGCGGGCCATCACTTGATGGTCGGGTGACGATTACCGCCAAAGACATTCTGAAGCTGGCTGATGATGAGAAGGCTCAGTGTCCGGTTATCAGTATAGGCAGGTGCCTCGGGGACGTTACCAGCTCCGCGACATCATTCTCCCTTACTCCGACCGGGATAGGCGATTCTGAGTACCCTACGAGCGGTTACGTGGCCATTGGAGGGAAAGAAATCTGTTCCTTCACCCGGGCAGGTGACGCGATGACGATAACCAGGGCGCAGTTCGGCACGTCGGCGATTGAGCATAAGCAGAACGACATCGTTCAGCTCTGTTATGCTGTTTTCGATTCTGGCGGAAATGGCCTGGACCCGTCAGACATCCTTTATGATTTGCTTGTCAACTATACGGCCGTTGATCCGTCATGGATAACACTTTCGGACTGGCAGGCGAAAACGGACCTGTATATCGGTCGGCTTTACTACGGCCTTGTTGCAGAACCGACAGCAGTAAGGACGCTGATCAATGAGCTGATAGAGCAATGCGGCCTGATTATCTGGTCGGATGACATCAACAGGAAGATTCGGCTTGATGTTGTGAGAAAGCTCAATGCTCCGTCAGTTCAGATTGATGAGGATTCATGGGCAAAGGGAACCTTCGCGGTATCCGATCAGCCGGATAAGAGGGTAAGCCAGGCATGGATTTATTATGGGATGAGAAATCCGCTCGAAGCCTCAGATGACGTAACCAATTTCACGGCGGCCGTTTCGGTAGTGGACGAGGAAGCCGAAGTGTGGAATGGTCAGCCTTCGATCAAGAAAATCTTCAGCCGGTTCATCCCGCGTAACAACAGGCCTGCGGCTTCAGACATCGCCTATAAAATCCTTGCCCGGTTCCGGGAAGCCCCTCGAGCGTTCGAGTTCAGCTTATGGAGGCATGGAAACATTTCGGTTACTCTTGCTCAGGCTTATAACCTGAAGGCCTGGCCGCTTCAACTTCCCAGCGGAGAACAGGCCTCAGTCCCGGCTCAGATAACGGAGATCAATCCAGGGGATGATTTTCTCAAGGTGAAGGCCCAGGAGTTGAGTTGGCATGAGTATGGAGACCTGCCGGATCAGGGGCTTATTGTCGTCATCAATGCGGATGCGGTCGATGTGAACTTCCGGATCGAATACGACAAGAGCTACAATCCCCCGGATGCAGGAAAAACGGTGACGTGCCTTATAGAAAGCGGTGTTGTCGTTGGCGGGTCATTACCGACAACATACGCTTTTACGGTCGGCGAGTGGCCGGCGGGGGTGAATCTCTTGCTTATCAACAACGGGTACATCGTCGGATACGCTGGAAGGGGCGGATCGGATGATACAGATGGCGATTGCCGTGACGTGATTGAAGCTAGAGATGG